TTAAACGGCCACGACCGTCCAGTCTTTTCCCCTGTCATCATGGTATTTAGCTGTCTGCTGTGGGGACTTATGGCCGAGCAAGCTTTGAGTGTCGATACCCTGAGCTTTATACAGACGTTCTGCTAATGAGCGCTGCTCGTGAAATGTCGGAGCCTTTCCTACAGGCCATGTAAGGCTGGTGCGATTCCTTGCTTTTTTAAATGTTGTGGTTATCGAACTGGCTGAAACTCTGTCGCCCCTCGTCGCCTGTGATGTACTGTGACGAAAATGCACCAGGTATTTACTTACCACTGCATCGCGGCATTTCGACACGACTTCACGCAGAGATATATTAAGGGCTTCACAGCGTAGCGATAGCGGCAGCGCCACCTTGGCACCAGTCTTTTCATGCTCGACGTGGAGCATATCATCCCAGATGTCGGAGAACTTCATCCGGGAAATGTCCCCGATGCGTTGTCCGGTGACGACTGCCAGCAGCATCGCGCACTGAAGGTAGGGCGGGTGGTGTTCAGCCGCAGCGTAAATTTCTTTCCACTCTTCGAGGGAAAGGCGTTCACGCGTCACTCTGTTACGTGGCTGGCGAGTGGCCTGCGCCGGATTATAGCCCGGAGGAACATGGCCGGCATGCTGGGCTTCTTTGAACACATCGATCAGTGTTGTGCGCACTACCTGTGCCATGCGGCTGTGTCCCTGGGCTTTAACATCATCGACGATCTCTGCGATTTCCAGAGTAGAAACTTCCTTCAGATACATCATCCCGGAATGCTGTCGTAACAGCTCAACGGGTTTATTTTTTTGTTTCACTGAGTTCAATTTAATATCTCCTGACTCAAGACGTTCCTGTTGAATTGCAAGGTAGCGATCCAACCAGGTAGTTACGGTGATGAATTCTCGGGATTCGCGCATACGGGCAATTTTTTCATTAACACTAAGTATCTGACGCGTGCGCTGTTCCGCGATAATGTCATTCGCTTCACTCGCTACCTGCTTGGCCTCATCGGCATTAGTGCCGAGGCTGTGAAATTTTCCTGTTACCGGGTGTTTATATTGCCAGTACACACGCCCGGTGCGCTTATCAAGCTTTGAATAAAGATTGGGGATCGAAATTTTATGAGTTCGCGGTCTGGCTGCCATCTTCAATAATTCTTCTTAGTTTCGGGTTTGCGTTTGCAGCTATCCTGGGCTGAGCTAAGATTCCAATAAATCGGGACTCACGGTCTATCATCCATTCTCTGCCCACTTTCCTTGCTGGTGGTGCCATCATGTGGCCCCTTGCATATCTTTTTAATGTGCGAAGACTGGGGGCTAAGCTTCCAAATTCCTCTTCAGCCCATTTTTCTAAACTCACCATTCTGGCCATCTGTTGTGCCTCTGCGATTAGCAAAATATCGCTAACCTTTTATAAAAACTGATTTTCAATATTCACTTCGCAATGCGCCGTTGCCATGCCGTCACAGCGTCTTGTCGTGTCCAGATATCCCCCAGCAACAGCACCCGCTTGCCGCAGTTCCCGCGCTGACAATAAACCCGGTAATACCACACCTTACGCCCGTTCTCAGTGGCATAGCGCCCACGCAACACCGGACTGCCTCCGCATGAGCAATCAGGCAGGCCGTAATACTGGGTTTCCCTTTCTCTGGTCATGCCTTGGCCCTAGCGCTACGTGCGCAGCTATTACGCCATACTGCCACCACTCCTACGCCCTGAGCGGTATTTTGCATCATTGACAGTTCGGCGAGGAGAGTTGATGCACGCCGCCAGAACCCGCGTTCTTGCAGCCTTATTACTTCCTCTTCAACCTTTTTTATTTCCGCTTGCGTGTATTTTGCGGGCAGGGAATCATTATCAATAACTGGCGTATATCCAGGCGCTGAACTATAAAAGCTCACGTTATTTTTCCTTTCGCGAACGACTTTACCTTCTTTAATGAGCTTGCTCAAAAGCCCGCTGCAACTATTATAATCCTCACAATCAGATATTTCCGTGAGAACAGTAATAGTGGTGTGTGGGTTAAAAAATAAATAATTTGCGAGTGTGTCTTTACGTGATAGTGCCATAACATTCGCGGCCCACAAGGGCCGCTCTCCTTATCTTACCTGCAATGATTCCGGATTCGTTTCAAGATGAGCGCCTTTAATTTCTTTGCCGGACTCAATAGCTTCTTTAATTTTCTGTTTGTTCGGCGCGATAATAGTCGCTACATCAACATACTCATCTGGTATATCTTGTTCATTATCTATTACTACGGATACCGAACCTTTTCTTACCGTCAGGGTATTGCACTCGGTTTTAAAGTTTTTTAATTTTGCAGCCAATAAGCACTGAAGAATATAATTTTTTAAGTTCTTAGCTTGCGTCTCAAAAGATTTCTCGCGGCTGCTGAGTCGTTTTATTTCTTCTGCGACAGTATTGGCTTGCCCTTCAAGATTGCGAACCAGCGTCATGATCCCGTCGAATTTATCACCGAGCGCCAGTTCTTCCCCTTCAAATGTGTCCGCGATGTCTTCCGGTGAAAATTTCCCGGATTCGACGAGAGCATCTAATTTAGCCATGTTGGCAGCAATGCTAATCGCGGTATTTTTCTGGCTCATGCGGTTTGCTCCTGCTGTCCGTTCAGCGCTTTGATGCGATCATCTTTAATTTGATTGAGGCGGCGTAAACGGCCAGACAAGTATTTAGCGTGTTCCAAATCGCCTTTTTCTTCAGCAGCTTTACGGTGGACCTCCACCTCGCGAGCCAAAGTATCGTAGGCTTTTTTTGCTTCGTTTGACGTTACCGCGGATTCGATCGTCCCGGCGACACGCGTCATTTTTTCGTCCAGTTCTATCCGCAGTCGGGTTACATCCTCGGCTTTTTCGCTGGCGTTCTTAATGGCGAATTCTGTAGCATTTTCCTGTTTGTATTCGGCCTGGTCATATAGTCCCAGCCAAACGTCAGCAGAGAAGCCCAGCAGAGAGAGTGCTTTTTTGATAGCGTCAGTCAGGGATTTTTTCTGCGCTTCGCCGTCGCAGGTAATTCCGTGTTTAGTTTTATAGAGGTATTTAGTCGCGCCGTAGGCTTGAATGCGTTCCGCGATTCCGGCATACCAAAAGGCGATTTTAATACTGTGATTCTGCTCGGTGATTAGTGTTCCGTCACCGTCACGGAGCAGGCGGGTGCCAATAAATTTTTTATTTTCGTCGTAAATAGGCTCGCTGATCGGTGCGCCGGGGAGCATGCGATCTTCCAGCACTTCAAACCCCCAGCCAGTGCCGATAGGGCCAAAAATTTCAGTGCATCGCATGATCATGTACTCGGCGTTGATACTTGTTCCTTCAAAGCCAGCGCCAGCCAGGTCTTTTGTATAACGCGGATCTGTACGCATGACGCTGCGCCAGATCTTCATGTTATCACCTTTGTCTGCAAGGTCTTTTTCGAGGCTTGCGCCAATTCCCTGAAAATCAGTCGCTGGCTGCGGTGTGAAGGTTTGCGCCGTTTGTCCTGTTAAAGCTTCTACTGAAAACACACCGCCGCCCAGGTTTTTAACTGCCGGTTGCTTATCTTCGGTTCTAATCCACTTCGGATCTTCAGGGTCGCTGATACCCTCAACAAATTCACCCCGAGCGGCGGCTAATTTCCGGCTAACGTCATCAAACGAGTCTGGCGAACCCTGGGAGCTGTCTTGCTCGGTAACATGAGCAACATAGCTTCCTGTTTTGCGCGCCTGATATTCCTCCTGTGAAATTTCCACACAGCCAGCGGCGATCACTTCCTGTAGTTTGGGGAGCTTATTTGCACGACCAATTTTGCCACCGTCAGCAGTGCGATAGTAGAACGGCCCCAGACGCTCAGTAACCGTTTTCGGCGTTTCCTGAGGCTGGTCATCTGCCGGTGTGGCAGCTTCATTCTGCGGTTCCTGACGGGGGGTTTCCTCGTCGGTAACAGCAGGGTAATCTGGCAGTAGGGCGTGACCAGCGAAACGCTCGCGAACGTAGGCAAGGCGGGCTGCGTTGTCTTTAATCAGTTTCAGGTCTTTCATGCCGTCAAGCGTGAGCGCGTATAGTTCGCTCTCGGGGAAGCTATATATTCCAGGTATGCCCACCAATGTGTTGCGCCACGCGCGCCAGGCTTCATCACGCGAATCTTTAATAAATTTTGCATTCTTGACGTCCGACGCCCCGGCTTTGGCGGGTTCAGCGCCTGCCACCAGCAGTGCGACAACCAAATCGAAACGCTCGGGATCTCCGCTTCCCTTTTTCAGTTCAGCGGAATCAGTCACCGGGGCGCGATCCGCATCCTTCAGACTGTTTTGCCAGTTCGCCAGCTGAGCCTTAATTTCCGGCCATTTTTTTGTAGTGGGGCATTTTTCCACAACGAATTTTATTGCTTCAATAATCCGCTCGGGGTACATAGCCGCGATTGGAGGGGTTTTAATGATAGCTTCAACAATATGGCCGGGAAATGTGTTTGCCTCGTCCTGTGAAAGCTCAAGCGCATCCGGCAGCATATCGGACGTGATTTCAGTGGTCATATATTTGACTAGAACTGCAATCCTCATTACCGGCGACAGTTTATCGAATTCAACTAACCTGGTATTCGTTTCCGGTACAACCGGCATATTGTTTTCCGAGTCCCAGTCATAACCCTTGAGGATCTCTTCATCCCAAACATCAATAGCCCCACAAGGCAGACCCGGCGCGTTTTCATACACCACGAATTGAAATTGTTCATCGTCAGCCTCAGGGTACTGATCCAGAAATTTCATCACTGCCGTTGCGCGAGCGTGTCGGATATTGGCTGCATAAAATCTAAGGGTTGTTTTGCACGCACCGTTTTCTTCTACAATTGCGTCGCATGGAATGGCGTAAACTATAAATAACTGTTGCTCTGACATGTAATAACTCCTGCGCAAGTTATAGCGCCCCTAGGGGCGCGCGTTATTTCTTAATGAACTTTATTTTTTGACGCCTTTGATACGGCTTCAATTAACACACTTTTCAGGTCTGTTGACTGAACATCTTCGGCAATATCTATTTGATCAACTCTCAAAAAGGCGCGCTCAGCAAATAGCATTTTCAATGCGCACTGAAAGCAGTCGACCGCTTTCATCTCGCCAAGATGTGTGAACGGAATAACGCAGCTGGCATCTTTTTCACCAAGTGCTATATAGATGAAACCGAGCGATTCATCCTTAATTGAAATTTCAACCACATGATGACTTGCAACAATAATTACTGGTTCGACATCAATTTTTAAAGCAAAGTTTAATGATTTCATTTTAATTTCCTGAAAAAAGATTGTGGAATTCCCCGCTAATAATTAGCGCCGCTTTTAATAAAACTACTTAAATTTAATAAATATCAGGATTGCCTTTTTGGGCCAGCACGTAACAAATCTTTCTCACGGTAGCCCAAAAATAATTCAGTTTAATTGCCTGTTGCTGAGGCGGCTTGCGTTCAAAATCCTGCATTATGCCGCCTCCCGATCTGCAATCTGCGCTGCCATTTCGTACCGGGCAATAATGCCAGCCACGGCAGGGAGGAATTCGTCTAACAAATCGTCAAACTCTGCGCTTTCACGCCAGCGTCAAAACGCTGGCCGGAACAGCTACCCTCTGATTTTCACGCTCATTGAGAGAGAGCAGGGCATCAAGAATACCAGTCCGCACCTTGCCGCCTTTAATGCTTTCCCTGGTCATTTCTTCCACCAGCTCAACCTCACGGGTGTAGAGCTGTTCGCTGGCGTCCTGGCTATGCCGCAGACTGTCAGCAGCTTTTTGAATGCGAACTCCATTTTGAGCCATCATTTGTAATCCCTCATCCTGGCCTTAACGCGGCTAACGGAACGTTTTACTGAGTAACCACTGTGCTGTGATTGTTAGATAAGCATTGCCGTCATGTTCGTATGCCTCGGGCTGGCTACTTAGTTCCTTCCGGCACCGGGTAACTCGTGGTATTGCCTGGTGTTGTTCGGTTGGCGCTTTGCTTTCGATGGGATTAAGTTAAGTTAACTCAACACAAAAATCAAGCTTTATATGTTTAGAAAACTCAACAATATGGGCGAAATGAAGTAACTGCTTTTAAAACAGCTACTTAAGTTGATTTCTTTTGCGTGCTTTGAGAAGTTCTTCGAAAAGGTTGTTAAAATTGTCTACTCGCGCGCGAAGAGAATTAATATGCGCGGACTGTTCTGATTCAGGTAAAGCACGATAGAGCTTAAGTAACTCCTCCTCATCTTCAGAAAGGAGAAGTTTTTTTTCTTCAGGAATAGGCTCCCCAGGGGTTTGATCCTCATCTCCGAACAATAACCAGGTAGGGCTGCATTGCAAACCTTCGGCTAAGGAATGCAAATTCTTACCCTTGGGTTCTGTTTTATCACTCTCCCAAAGAGAAATTGAGGCATACGAAACCCCCGCAGCCTGAGCCAGGCCCCGCTGAGTCATCTTATTTTCTTTGCGGCGCTGAAGTATGCGCTGACCTATCGTAGATGTCGCCATGTTTAGTTATCTTAATTCTTCTTGACTTTAGTATCCTTAACAACGTATCTTGTTTAACATTCTCAACAAAAAGGTTGAAATAATGCTTAAACAGGATGCTATAGATTTTTTTGGAAATAAATCCAACCTTGCGCGAGCTGCTGGCGTTGAGCGCTCAGCGGTCTCTCAGTGGGGGGAAGTTATCCCTGAAGCAAGGGCCGCGCGCTTGCAAGCTGCCTCGCATGGCGCACTCGTATATGACCCTTTTGTCTACGACCAGCATAAACAGGCTCGCAAAGAGGATCTGAATCATGAAAATCAGTCCGTCAGTTGAAGCGGTCGCTGCCGAACTGGAAATGTGGGCGGCGGCGGTAGGGTGGAAAACCGTCGCTGGGCTGGTAGCTGGCGCATACCACGCGAACGGCGGTGGCGAGCTGCTCCCGCGTGCTGATAGCGCTTGTGGATTGCGTAACGCGATACAGCGCTTACAGCGTATTTATCGGGGCTGTGACGGTCCACGTTACTACCCACAGGCTGAAATCCTGAAATTTGTGGTTCTCTCAGTGTTACCAGCGGAAACGCGCGCGCGCTTGGAATCACCAGGTGATCCGGTGTTGCTGGCCGCACTGGCGGCGAAAGAGGGGATTGAGGCTGTGAACGCGGTAAACCTCGGCGCGGCACCACAAGCAGTTATTAAAGAGCTGGAGGAAGCGATCTCTGCGTTTACAGCGACTAAAAACGCAATTCAACGTAACTGGAATATGTGCGAAGTGGGGATGTATGGCTAATAGCTGGCTTCGTCTTTGGCATGACATGCCAAACGATCCGAAGTGGCGAACAATCGCCCGTATTTCTAAGCAGCCCGTAGCGCTGGTGCAGGCCGTTTATATTCACCTGTTAGTGAATGCGTCACAGAATGTCACGCGTGGTCACGTTGATGTCACGACCGAAGATATCGCAAGTGCGCTTGATGTGACGGAGGAAGAAATAGAGCAGATTTTCCTGGCTATGCAGGGGCGTGTTTTGGATGGAAATACGATATCAGGATGGGAGAAGCGGCAGGTTAAAAAAGAGGATGCAGGCAACACGTCAGGCTCGGCAAAGTCAGCAGCAGAGCGGAAGAGGGAGCAACGAGAGAGGGAAAGGCAAAGGCGAGCCGAAGAAGGCGGTCACGACGAGTCACGAGCGGTCACAATAGATAAAGATAAAGATAAAGATAAAGATCTAAATATAGATCCCCCCTTACCCCCCAGGGGTAATTCGGTTTCTGAAAAATTTAATCCGTTGTCGGTTGAAATACCGGACTGGCTCGATCCGAATTTGTGGGCCGAGTGGGTAGATTTCCGCAGACAATTAAAAAAACCGATTAAAACTCAGCGCGGAGCATCTGAGTCGATAAACCGCTTGGGCGAATACCGGGAACAGGGATTCACGCCTGAGCGCGTAATCCGCCACAGCATTGCAAACGAGTATCAGGGACTGTATGCGCCGCAAAATAACCAGCAGCGCGGCAGGGATGTAAATCAATTATCACAGCCGGACGAAAAAATCCCGGCTGGATTCAGAGGGTAGGGAGCATGGCAAATTCATTCAAACAAATGATCAAATCGGGGCTGATTAAACGCACCGATTCAGGGATGTTTATTTCCCCGAATGACATTCACGTAAAACCGGATTTTAACCGCCGTGACGACGACGATCGCACCCGGCGGGCAGACGACGAATTATTTAATTTTCTGCTGGCTGGCGGCACCGTCCCCCCACTGGAAACCGTCGCTCGTGACGACGGCGGTGTGTGGATCGTCGAGGGCCACCGCCGCTACCGGTGTTATCTGCGCTGCCGTGACGCCGGAAAACCGGTTGAGCGTATCCAGATAATCCCGTTCGTCGGTAATGACGTCGAGCGTATAGCGCGGATCATGACATCGAATAATCAGTTGTCGCTCACGCCAATTGAGCAGGCCGCTGTTGTTCGTGACCTGGCGGCATTCAACCTGACGGCGGCAGAAATCGCAAAACTGGTTCACAAATCAACTCCTACCGTCGAAAAACTCCTGACACTGAGTACGGCAGATCACGACGTACAGCAGGCGGTTAAATCCGGTGAGGTCTCCGTAGGCGTAGCCTTAGAACGCATGAAAGAGCACGGCGAGAAAGCTGGGGCGGTCATCGAGCAGGACAAAGCGGCCGCTGCTGCCGCTGGCCGGAAAAAAGTCACAAAAGCGTTTATTGCGCCGGAAATCAGCATCAAAAAAGCGCGGCGGCTGGTTGAGTTGTTGGCGCTGGCGGATATCAGCGACGAGGGCGTAATTGCTCTGAAGGGGCTGGCGCTTGCCGAGGTGCTGGAAATTATCGACGAACAGAAAAAAATCGCTGCGGATCGCAGCAGGGCGGCGGCATGAAAATTATTAAACTTGACCAAATAGGCCATGTAGAAAAACAAGGCCAATTTGGATGGGAGCCGTCCGTAATTTATGAGCCAATATATATAATGGCTGAGAATATCGAATCATTTTATTACGCCGGTAATACATATATGAAGATGCGCTCTGGTGGCGTCATTAAAGTTAAGGAGTCTGTAGATCAAATTTTAGCGTTGCTGGGGGCGGCATGAATTACAAAACTCAGTTCGACAATTGGTTTGCCCGTGAATATCCACGAGGTGACGAGGTAATGAAATTCGGCATGTGGCAGGCATTCGAATATGCGATGGAGTTATTCCTGCCCGGAATGAGCGAAATGGCCGCTGAGAACATAGCACTAAAAACAGCAGCTGAATTTGCAGTGGCTGACGATTTGTGGGTTGACCTGGGAGACGACACATATCGCTATCAGTATTGCGAGTGGTACGCCGACGATCTGAGGGCTGCTCTCAATACGCCAATTACAGATTTATTTTTTAACGGGAAAATTAATCAGGAGGATTTATGAGCGAAATAAAAATATACACAGCCACACCGGCAGATTTATCACCGCCGGTTGACTCGAAATCGTTTTGCGTTGACGTTGTTTTGGCCGCTGATTACCAGGCGCTGCGGGAACAGATGGTGGCACTGGCGGCTGAGAATTCGACAATCAAAGTCATGAACGATTGCCTGTCGGAAGAATTGCGTGGTTATGAGTCTGATGGAGAGTTTGAGGGGCCGAAGATGCATCTACTGTGGTGGAAAACAGAAACTCCAGCCACGGATCGCTTCATCGCAGAGCAGCAGGCTATCGGACTGGAGCGTTTTGCGGAAATGTATGCGCTTGAGGCGGCAAAAGAATCGGACTACTCAACATGGAAGAGTTTTGCGAGTAACGCAGCGTCTGGTTATGCCCAGCAACTGCGCAACGAGGTGAAGCTGTGAAAAAATATCCTAAATTAGGCGGTTTGTTGAAGAAAAACAAAAATACCTCTGCAAAATGCAAATGCGGTGCAGTTGCAAAATATAAAACCACTGTGCAGGTAAATATATTTCGTGGTGATGATGAAGTTTTTTGGACGTGTGAAGAGCATAAAGATAACTGCGGGTTTTTAATTAGTAGCAAGGTGAAGCCATGAGCAAGTACTTTCTGGTTAAGTGCATCAAAGATACAGAAGGGTACTGGACAGAGGGTGAAATGTACCAGGCCCGTAATGTTGCTGGAGGCTTTATACAGATTGGCGATGATGACGATCGTAGTTCAGAGAACTGGAGCGCCGCGCCGACGGAATATCGGGAAGACGATTCGATTGTTTATCAGATTGGTGGCATCGAAGGTGAAGCCGTTTTTGAGGAGTGTGCATCATGACTAACATCACCATTGGCACATTTTGTATTCATACCAGCAAATGGGAAAAACTCGGTTGTCGGGTCGTAGCTCACGACGACGGCGTAGTGGTCGTGAAAATGCTGGGTGGCGGATATCGCGGCGTATCAGAGAGTTCTCTGGAGCCGACAACTCAGCAAGCTGCTTTGAAGGCCAGCCGTGCGGCGCTGGGCAATTGAATCGGAGAAAAATAGTGAATGATATTTTGCTTGAATATGCCTACCGCCGGATTGGTGAACTGGAAAAATTGCTGCTGGTGGATGTGAAAGAAACAATATGGCCAGTCGAAGTCGGACTGGTGTATTCCCAAATTGAAAGCGCCGGTCAACTACCGGCACATCACCAAAATCGACTCAAACATCATATCAACCGTATGTGGCTGGAGAAAATGCCGGTACCGGCGATTGTAGCTGCTGCCCGTTCGCTGGCCATTGCCATGGAGAAATACGCGTGAGAGAAATCATTGTTGATAATTTTGCTGGCGGCGGTGGGGCGAGCACAGGGATAGAGCTGGCGATCGGGCGCAGCGTGGATATTGCGATTAACCATGACCCGAACGCTGTGGCCATGCACAGCACCAACCATCCTGACACCCTGCATTACTGCGAGAGCGTCTATGATATCGACCCGCGAACAGCGACTGCTGGCCGTCCAGTAGGGCTGGCGTGGTTCTCTCCGGATTGCCGCCACTTCTCGAAGGCAAAAGGCGCAAAGCCGGTTGAGAAGTCCATCAGAGGTCTGGCCTGGATCGTCATTCGCTGGGCACTGGCGGTGCGACCACGTGTGATGCTGCTGGAGAACGTCGAGGAGTTTCGCACCTGGGGACCGCTGCTGGCTACCGAGATGCGGCCTGATCCGGCGCGAGCCGGGGAAACGTTTGAAGCGTTTTGTGGGATGCTTTCAGGCGGTATACCTGCCGGACATCCAGCACTGGCGGAGTGCTGCGAGTTCCTGAGCATTGCCGCCGACGGCGAGCAAGCGCAGAAGCTGGTGAACGGGCTGGGTTATGCCGTTGACCACCGCGAATTGCGTGCGTGCGATTACGGTGCGCCAACAATCAGGAAGCGTTTCTTCATGGTAATGCGCTGTGATGGTGTGCCGGTGACCTGGCCGAAACCTACGCACGGTGATCCGAAAACACCAGCTGTCCTGAGCGGTAAGTTAAAACCGTGGCGTACTGCGGCGGAATGCATCGACTGGTCAATTCCTGCGCCGTCTATCTTCGATCGCAAAAAGCCGCTGGCGGAAAACACCCTTAAACGCATAGCGCGTGGCATTCAGCGATTTGTTATCGACAACGGATCGCCGTTTATCGTGAAGTGCAATCACACCACGATACGCGGCAAATACGACTGTTTCCGGGGGCAAGGGCTGAATGAACCAGTGCAGACCATTACCAAAAAACATGGCTTTGCGATCGCGGTACCGCATCTGACAAAATTCAGGTCTGGGGCCACAGGTCAGGAAATCACTGAACCGGCACCAACCGTAACCGCTGGAACGTCGGCGCGACCGGGCGGCAATGGTCATGCACTTGGTCTGGTTGAGGCACAGTTAGCACCATTCATCTGCCGACAGTTCGGGGCCAGTATCGGCCATCGGGCGGACGAGCCGAGCGCGACGATTACAGCTGGCGGCGGGGGTAAATCGCAACTGGTCACATCGACGCTGATCCAAATGGGCTATGGAGAGCGACCTGGGCAGCAGCCGCGCGTGTTGCAGCTTGAAAAGCCGCTGGGAACAGTAACTGCTGGCGGTGGAAAATTCGGGCTGGTTGCAGCGAATCTCGTTAAACACTTTGGTGGCAACTATTCCGGGCCCGGCGCAGCTATGGATGCGCCAGCACACACGGTCACCACCACAGATCATCACGGCCTCGTTACTTCTCATCTGGTGAAGCTGCGCGGCACCTGCCGGGACGGGCAGCGCACAGACGAGCCGATGCCGACTATCACCGCCGGCGGCCTGCATGTCGGCGAAGTGGAAACCATGCTTGCAGTAGAGCACTTCGATGAGCAGCGCGCGGATCAGGTGCTGGCATTCCTGAAAACTTATTGCGGCGAAGACTGTGATGGTCTGGTAACGATCTGCGGGGTGGTTTATCGCATCGTTGATATTGGTATGCGCATGCTGCAACCAGCTGAGCTGTACCGTGCCCAGGGGTTCCCTGAGTGGTACATCATCGACCAGGATTATCGCGGTGTGAAGTACGCAAAAGATAAACAGGTGGCCCGGTGCGGAAACGCTGTACCGCCTCCGTTCGCCGAAGCGCTGGTACAGGCGAACTTACCTGAGTTGTGTGCAGCGAAAAATAAGGCCGCGTAATTATGTAACAAGGTCGCCTGAGCTAAGTAAAAGCGGCCATAATGATTCAAGCGCCATAGTGCAATTTGATTCATTATTGAACGGGCATAGTGTTTTGTGGGGTAGTTACGACCCTGGACATGAACCAGTGAAAAAGTAATTCCTTACTCAATTGACACACCGAATAATCATTTATACTGTTTATATATACAGTTGTTATGGGGTTGTCATGGGCAAAGATCTTGGGTACACAGTGATTCATCGGGGTGTAATGATACCGCATGTTGAGCCAGGCCGCTGGACATTCATCCAGCGCGCGAAGGAGTACGGCGGCGGCTGGTGGTTCGGTCGGGTATACGACGATTGTTTTATGCTTGAGTTTGAGCGGCCTTCATCTTTAAGTGAGGGCATCCGGTACATTCTGTCTTATGAGCGTATGAATCAAATGCCCAGCTTTGACGATGATTTCAAACTGGACTAAAAAAAGCCCCGCATCAGCGGGGCTGTATTATTTCTCTTTTTCCAGCTTTTCGTTTAGTGTTTCAATTACCCACGTTTCGAGATTTTTTCCAGATTTTCTGGACCGCTGTAATATAGCCGCCGCACTGGGGTGTGGCCGTCCATGATATTGGCAGGAATAATTTTGCAGAAAATGCGTACTCGATCGTTAGTCAGGTTGCGCGACATGTGCGTAATGAGCTATCCAGTAAATATTCTGCTACGCCTCATGAGTCAACTATTAGGCGGTGGTTAACAGATATTTGTAAAAATAATAAATAATTTACCGTAAGCCTCTTGTTACTATCAATTGGGTAGTAAATTCATATTACTTGTGAATAATAGTGCTCGTTATTGGTACAATTTTTTTTATAGAGACTCCGAATTAATTAAATGATACTGTATGCCCGTACAGTGTTTTTGTCTCTGCTTTACAGGAGATGTTATGTTTCTCACAGATTATTTGGTACCCGGTTCAACAGGGCACACGGGAGCGATTTTAGTTACTGTCAATCGTGGCAAAATAACGGGTGGGTTTGTGCTGCGGCCTGATGAATTCGTTACCTCGCTAAGAGCGATTGACGAAGCCCGAAAGATGGCAGGTTTATCCTCCATCCCTTTAACTAAACCATCAACTGATTTATAATAATCACTCGCGAGCCTGAACAACTCGCTACTGAGTAACACTGTGCCAGCGGAGCGATACCAATGGCGCAAATTCAATTAATCAAAATAACCGCTGATTCTCTGGCTCCGGCTAACGCCGAGGCGCGGGAGTATCTGGCGCGTGTAAAAACTGGCGTCTGGTTGAATTGCGAAATTCGCCAGCAGCGCAATTACCTGTTTCACAAAAAATTATTCTCCCTCCTGCAACTGGGATTTGAGTACTGGACACCCTCCGGCGGCGCTATCACCAACGCCGAAAAATCCTATCTAAGTGGGTACGTCCGTTACCTGATTGCCCTGGCGGGCAGTCCTGAACTCATAGAGGAAACTGCGGATATATACGCTCAGCGCGTAGCATCTCGTCGCGTGAACGGCATCGCGCTTACTAAATCGTTCGAATCGTACCGGAAGTGGGCAACGATTGAAGCCGGATTCTACGACGAATTTATTCTCCCTGATGGCACCCGTCGCCGTGAAGCGCGTTCAATCTCGTTTGCGAAAATGAACGAGGACGAGTTTAACGAGCTGTATAAATCGGTACTGAATGTTCTGTGGAACCACATACTGTTTCGTTCGTTCCCGAATGAGGCTGAAGCCGATAACGCCGTATCTCAGTTGCTGGAGTATGCCGCGTGAAAAAAACATGGTTTCAACACTCCGAGTGTACGACAGAGCAGGCCGACGATCTCCAGCAGCAATATCGCGCACGCGGCGTAACGGTAGAGCGTAGTCTCAATCCCGATTTTATCACCTGGACGATTAGCGTTCGCCTGCCGGAAAGCGTCAAACCCCCACGGGTAGACCGTCGCTGGCAAAGCAGGGTGTGGGGGTAAATATGCGCGGAATTTATCGGAATAAAAAATGGCTGGCCGCCGTGGGGCAAATTGATCAGTGTGTTTTATGCGGTCGCTGGGGTACGCAGGTCGCTCACAGAAACGAAGGGAAGGGGACCGGTATTAAAGCCGACGACTGCGCCACAGCGGCCCTGTGTGTTGACTGCCACCACGAAATCGACAACGGTAAAAATCTGACGCGTGACGAGCGCCGGGAGCTGATGAATCGCGCCATCGTTTTAACCGTCATCAAAATCGCCCGTCTTGGGTTGGTGGCACCGAAATGACACCTCAAAAAAAACGGACGCGTAGAGCCGCCCTGGAACAAGCGGCCGCTGCACCTACTAAACGCTGGCTCGGTAAAGCAGTTCTCCTGACCGGTGTTCAGTCGGCCTGGATCAAATCGCTGTTAACTGTGTGGGGTGAGTGTGTCCGTGACGATACAGCACCAAAAAAAACCAGAACTCACACCTGCTGGCACGCGAACCGGTGTATGCGCTGGTCCAACACGGCGCTTGAGAAATTAACGGCAGCTCTGGACCAGGCACGCAGGGAGGGGTTTCACGGCCAGCAGGCGCTGAAACGCGCCCACGCTATTCTTTGGCCCGCACCTGCACGAAATTTAATTGACGAGGCGATCGCTGATGACGACGCTGAATTTATTGAGCAGTGTGTGCTGGCGACCTTTGACAGTAACGATCCGGTATACGTTATCGGTGTAAGCTATTATACGACCCGAAAAAAAATCTCAGATTTGACGCGGGATATTCAGCATATTGCCCCGTGGCTGACGCCGGACGAGGCGAGAAGGCGCGTGCGCTGGTGTGTGGAAATATTCAGAGCCAAAGTATATTTAACTGTCTATAAGAGCATGGAAGAGGAGTGAGATTAGCTATTAGTGCTAATCACAACAATAAGCGTTGAAAACAGGCCAAGAAAACGGATAATTCTTTTATGCTTGGCAGGGCTGCGCCATGATGACGTGATGTTAAGCGAACAACTTGAATATAACAAAAACCCCGCTGTTGCGGGGTTTTTGCTTTCCGACGATCCGACAGGGGGATTCGCGAACGTGCTACGGCACAGTCCCCCTGTCAGATCGCCGATCTCCTCTGCTCTAAAAAAAGTAAGCAAAAATGTTGACAAAGTAATCAAAAATGATTACTATAGTTCCATGTTGAACAGCAAGGAGGAGGCAGTGAGGCAAAGCGAGTTCAGGCGGTGGCTTGAATCTCAGGGAGTCCAGGTTTCAAACGGTACTAACCATCTGAAACTGAGGTACAAAGGGAAGCGAAGCGTAATGCCAAGGCATCCCGGGGATGAGATAAAAGAACCACTGCGAAAGGCCATACTTAAACAGTTAGGCCTAAATTAAAAAACCAGCCCTCCGGGGCTGGTTACTCGCAAGTCGCGCTGATTATTATGAGATATCCATTAAATTTAGCACCCGCCCCCGAGGGCGGTTATATGGTGTCATTCCCTGATATACCCGAAGCCTTAACGCAGGGGGATACACGGGAAGAGGCGCTCACTGCTGCGCTTGGCGCGCTGGTTACAGCGTTTGAGTTTTACTTCGAAGATAACGAGCAGATCCCGCTGCCGTCGGCGGTTTCTGATGGTGATGATTTTGTTGAAGTGCCTCTGAGTGTCGCCTCAAAAGTGTTATTGCTTAACGCTTTCATTGAGTCAAGGCTCACCCAGCTTGAGCTGGCAAGGCGCATCGGCAAGCCAAAACAGGAAATTACGCGACTGTTTGATCTGAAACACGCGACAAAAATCGACGCCGTTCAGTCGGCAGCTCAGGCTCTTGGTAGAGAGTTGACGCTCAATATCATGTAGCAACCCATAACGAAGCCCCGGCAACCGCCGGGGTTTTTTGCAAATCCCATCCGTAACTTCAATTCAGTGCATTGTTGTTAAATCCTCCAGGTGGGATTTGCAGAAGCCAATCAGTAAGCCATCACTTTTTCTTTAATAGTACCACTTCTGATTTCGTGATAGTGCCGTCCTCTTTCGTATAACAAATAACACCCAGATCAGCTGATGACTTCTCTTGCTCTACGCGGACGGTGATTTTATACCCCCCTTTTTTTAAGGATTTACTGGATGCAACTGATAAATCGAGGAGGGATGTATCTTTCTGCCTTGCAATACTCAGGCAGGCAGATTCCGCAGCATCCCACGGCCTTGGTTCCTCCTTCTTGGATTCTTCTGTACTGCACCGGGCTATGCCACCAAATATGGTCAGAAAGGCGACAAAACAAAATATTTTTCCCATTATGGGATCTTTTACTTTGCCGCCACCTTTTAAGAACGCTTGTTTTTCCTCTTCAGGCAAACTATTAAAGTCCTTTTTTTTCATAACATTCATACCGCCTCCAGTGAATGCTTTTTTCATTCATTGTATTGATATTAAAAGCGAAAAATCTTTATGCATGATAGAGCATGAGGTTGTTGCCTCATAGCACAACATATGATCTTATGAAAACCAGCGATGCGCTCCTTTTCATAAGCCTTTAGTTTCTCATTCGAATATGCGCCCGCTCATACACTCACGCACTCATCGTATACCCTGACATGTGAGCGTGGCGCGCCTTTACAGGTCAAAAGATGCCACATACCCCACCAACCTGGACAATGCTTGTCGAGTTTTACCAGTGCCACAAGCTACGGATCGACATCTTTTTCATCGTGTTAATTGCCGTTGTTGGGCGCGTTTTTTACTGCGGCGGCAAGCTGCGCGAAATTGTTGGCGACGTGATTATCGGGCCGTTGCTGGTTGCTCTGCTGGCCGAGCGGATGCCAAGTATATCGCTGGCTGCGCTGGGACTGGATGTCTCAGTCAGCCACTATGAGCTGGCGTTTATCGTCGGCATTGTTGGCGTACACGGCGTTAAAGAAGCGGCGTTCTACATACTCAAGACCCGATTCGGTATTGACGTCCGTGCCCGGAGGTTTGATAAGCAGCAGGAGAAGCATGGTGTTTAAATTTTCAGCACACAGCGAGCGCCATCTAAACGGCGTTAATCCCGACCTGGTAAAAGTGGTGCGCAGGGCGCTGGAGCTTTCGCCGATTGATTTTGGTATTACTGAAGGGTTGCGTACGTGGGAACGCCAGCAGGAGTTGGTCGCAGCCGGAAAAAGCCAGACCATGAACAGCCGCCATCTAACCGGCCATGCGGTTGATGTTTTCGCGTACCCTACATCCGCTGGTAGCTGGGAGTGGAAATACTATGAGCAAATATCGACAGCGTTTAAACAGGCGGCAGCAGAGCTACAAATCCCGGTAGAGTGGGGTGGCGACTGGCAAACGTTGAAAGACGGACCGCACTTCCAGCTACAACACGCACACTAACTCAATTAAATGGAGGGAGTATGAATAAAATTACTGTCACAGCGTTGTTACTAGCACTATCCGGCTGCACGCATACAACATATACAGAAGCAACGCGAGCTGATGGCTCGACAGTTAAACACATTGCGATCGCCCCAGGTACTAAAATTACAACGGCGGCTGGTGGATGTATTGATTCCACCAGCCGAGAAACGACATGTTCAACTAATTGATAAGCGGCAACGCAATGGTGCTCACGTTTAAAGTTGAGTCTTACTCAGCGTCGAGACGCCCCCGTGCTGCCTCATAACTTTCGTATTCATTTATGCAATCTGAGCAAAGCAGTGCATCGTAATAACCTTGGTTCTCATATGCTGTTTGAAGTTCATCGTCAGTCATAACCCTCCGACAATCATTATGATAACCACCAGGGTCTTCAACTCCATCACATGTCTGAGACATAAACGGTTCTAATACGCGCTTTTGAGGCCCTGATAAAGAGTTGTATCCGTTATCAATAGCATTACGGGCAATACCTGAAACCATTTGCTCTTCTTCTGCAAAAACATCATGGTCAAGCAAAGTTTGAAGCAAAGACTCGTTTGACATGCAACACCTCTACCTTACAAATGATTACATAGTAATCACTACCTAGCGCAAACGCTCAGTAGTGATTATTAGGAAGGTGGGCGACTGTTGCCAGCGGGAACTGGCAACAGTCATTCATACCCACAGAGTGCCGTGGATATAAACCGAGGCCCACTTGCTCGCGCAAGCCGGGCAATTATAGCTTGGGTAAACATGGCTACACCGACTCAGATCATTTTTAAATGCGTTAATGAAATTTTTGGCTATGAAAAAAACGCGAGAACTCACTCAAAGAGCCAGGTCGCTGAGATTGCAGCCAGTATTCAGGAGTTCGGCTGGACAAATCCGATCCTGGTAGATGAGTGCGGAGAGATCATCGCAGGGCACGGGCGCATAGCAGCGGCCGAATCGTTGGGAATGAATGAAGTGCCGGTGATCGTCCTGACTGGCCTAAACAGTGAGCAAAAGAAAGCGTATCGGCTGGCTGACAACAAAATCCCCCTGAATGCTGGTTGGGATGACGAACTGCTCAGTCAGGAATTATCAGAGTTGATTGATGCCGATTTTGACATTTGTCTCACAGGTTTCAGCCAGGTGGAAATTGACGATCTCCTGGTCGAGGTTGGTTCGGAATCCGAAGAGGGGGACGAACGATATACGTCGAAAATCGACTCCCCCGTATATGAGCCGTCGGAAGCTGTGCCGGAGGTATCCGCTCTTTACGACGATGAAAAGACGATGCAACTGGTGGAAAGCATTCGTTTGGCTGCACTGCCGGCAGACGTAGAAAAATTCCTGCTCGCTGCTGCGGAACGTCACACCGTTTTCAATTTCAACAAAATAGCTGATTACTACTCTCATGCCCCTGAAAACGTGCAGGCGCTATTTGAGGCGTCGGCACTGGTGATTATTGATTATCAGCAGGCCATCGAACACGGTTTCGTGAAAATGACACAGCGAATGCTTGAGATAGTCCACGGCGGGGAGGTAGAGAGCGATGCGCGATGATTTCTGCGCCTTTATTCTGACGCATGGCCGTCCGGATAATGTGCTGACCTACCGCACGCTACGACGAGCAGGCTATACCGGGAAAATATTCCTTATCATTGATGACGAGGATACGACCCGTCAGCGTTACTTTGAGCAGTTCGGCGATCAGGTGCTGGTTTTCTCGAAATCCGATATCGCAAGCCGATTCGACGAAGCTGATAATTTTGGGGATCGGCGTTCAATTTTCTACGCACGCAATGCATGTTTCGAACTGGCTGAACGGGTCGGGTGTCAGCACTTCATTCAGCTTGACGACGACTACCACGAATTTCAGTTTCGAGTAGGGCCAGACCTTGACGCGAGTTATTCACCGATACGCGCTCTCGATCTGGTCCTTGATGAAATGCTGACGTATTACCGCTCTATACCTGCGGTATCCATTGCGATGGCACAGGGTGGCGACTTCCTGGGTAGCGGCGGCGACGGGAATGCTGCGTGGTTAAAGCGTAAGGCTATGAACAGTTTTATCTGCTCTACCGACCGCCCGTTTCAATTTGTCGGCCGCATCAATGAGGATGTGAATACGTATACAAGCCTCGGGCGGCGCGGTGAATTATTCCTGACCATTGGTGCAGTACAGCTTGGACAAAAGCAAACACAAAAGAATGCTGGTGGTATGACGGAGCTTTACCTTGACTCCGGCACTTACGTTAAAAGTTTTTATTCGGTGATGTACGCGCCATCATGCGTAAAAATCGGCTTAATGGGCGCCAGTCATAAGCGACTGCATCATCAGGTCACTTGGAATAATGCTGCTGTTAAAATTGTCAGAGAGCATCACAAAAAATCACCACTGACCGAGAGTGGAAAAAGATGATCCTCCCGATTGATAAAATCCAGGCATACGCAGCACGCCGCCTGAACGAACAACAGATTGCCGATGTGCTCGATATCGATCTCAATGTGTTGAGAGCGACCCCTGAGCGCTTGGCTGAATATCGTGAGGCAATACGCAAGGGGAGAGCAAAAGGTGAGGCCGAGCTACGTGGCGCACTGTATAAACTTGCAAAAGGTGGGGATCGCTCTGCCTATTTTGAGTTAATGAGCAAATGAAACGTATGGGCCATTCCAAAAATAAAAATATGGTTATAATGGTAATAAATTCGCTCGGAGGAAAATATGTCTTGGACCTGCCCATACTGTAACCATAAAAATGTAGTAACTGAAAGGAATCGGACAACTAACAGAGGTCACCTTGATGACGATAATGTTAACGGCCCGCTCAATTTGATTTGGCGGTCTATAACATGTTTAAATGAGTCATGTAAGCAATTAACCCTAGAGGTTTTTTTACGAAAGGCTGATGGAGAATCTAAGCTGCTGAACCACTGGAAATTACTACCAGAGGGAAGTGTAAGGCCTTTTCCGAGTTATGTTCCTGCTCCAATTCTTGGTGATTACAAAGAAGCTGTTCTGATCAAAGACCTCTCTCCAAAAGCCTCAGCAACACTTGCAAGGCGGTGCCTGCAAGGGATGATTCGTGACGTATGGGGCGTTAAGCCTGCAAGGTTAGTCGATGAAATCAAGTCTATTGAAGATAAAATCGAAACAGGTATGTGGAAAGCAATTGATGCTGTCAGGAGTATTGGCAACATTGGTGCTCACATGGAAAACGATATCAACGTCATTGTGGATGTAGATCCTGATGAAGCTGAGTTGCTCATTGGATTGTTAGAGTTACTTATTCAGGAATGGTATGTCGAACGGCATGATAGAGAAGAGAGGGTAAAAGCAATCACCGCTTTGGCTGATGAAAAAAAAGCATTAAAAAAAGCTAAGTAAGCCGCCTACGGGCGGTTTTTTCATAGAAGGTCTGTAAAGTAATCAGAGATAAAAATAATGGCAAAACCGGACTGGAGGGAGATTCAGCGTCGGTTCCTGTCCGAATATGCCAAATCAGGTATATCACCGAAAGAATGGTGTGAAGCGCAGGGGCTGAACTACGCCACCGCCCGACGCTATATCAAAAAATCCACTGCGCAAAAAACTGCGCAAAAAAAAGCTGCGCAGAGCACAAAAAAAACTGCGCAAAAAAAAGAGCGTGAAAATAAAAAAAAATCCTCCGAAGAAAAAGTACAGGAAGAAAAAATTATTTTCTCTGAGGTGGTGGAAGACGGTTATGATTCCAGTAGTTTCGGTCTATCTCCGCAGCAGGCGCTTTTTGCTCAGTACGTGACGGCGGGGAAAACTCGGGTTGAGGCGTACAAACTTGCCGGATACAAATGCACCGGCAACAACGCTTACTTTGCAGCGAGCCAGGTATACAGAAATATACGGGTATCCCGATACGTCCGACATCTCCGCGATAAACTGGAAAAACGGCAGGCCGCAACGATTGACGACCTGATTCACCAGTACACCGCAATAGCAAACGCAGACCCAAACGAACTGGCGCAGCACAGGCGCGTTAACTGCCGTTACTGCTGGGGTGAGTACCACCTGTATCAGTGGCGTGATGTAGCAGAATTTGACCGCGCGTCAGCCTCTGCCGCCAAAGATGGTAAACAGCCGCCGGAGTATGGTGGCCTCGGGTTTGTGAATACCGCCGACCCTCACCCTGATTGCCCTAAATGCGGCGGGGAGGGCATCAGCGAGGTGTTTATTACCGATACGCGGGATCTGGAGGGTAACGCCCGTTGGCTGTATGCCGGAGTGAAAGAAACGAAATTCGGGATTGAGGTGCAGACTGCCAGCCAGGATGCCGCACGCCGTGAATTGTCCAGGCTGTTGACCGCGAGACACGGTGCAGGCAGTTTACCAACGGGCATGCAACCTGTTACAGGCTATACGCCTGAGGACTACCGCAAGGCGCAGGACTGGATCAACAGCGAGTTTGGAGATCTGGACTGATGGCTCTGATTGAATGGGACAGTCTTAGTTTTCCGCAGCGTGTAATACTGAAAAATAAATCAACGCGATCATTTCTCAACTATACACGGCTCTGGTTTGAGTTAATCCAGGGCGACCGGATGATGGTCAACTGGCACCACCGCATGATGTCGTCAAAAATTGACTCGATTATCAACGGTACGGCGGCACAACGAAATCTGATTATCAACACACCGCCAGGATCTACAAAGACAGAGTTTTTTTCTATTCATCTGCCGGCTTATATAAATGCGCTGATTCAGGAAAAAAAGTTGCAGCGCTTTCGTAACCTGAATATTTCCTTTTCTGATTCACTGGTAAAGCGTAACAGTCGCCGGACGCGCGATATTATCGCCAGTCCGGAATATCAGGAGTTATGGCCATGCCAGTTTGGCGTTAAGCAGGCTGATGAGTGGGAGATAATTAACTCACTGGGGCGCTCGGTAGGGCAAACCGTATCGCGAGCTGGTGGCGGCCAAATCACTGGGGGGCGTGGTGGTTATCCCGGTGCGGAATTTTCCGGGTATGTGCTGCTGGATGATTTTAATAAACCGCTGGATATGTTTTCTGAGACGAAACGTAAATCAGCGAATCAGCTTTTGGTTAACACTATTCGTTCCCGTCGCGGGGATCGCTCTAAAGACCATCCGACACCGATTATCTCTATTCAGCAGCGTTTACATGTTGATGACGCTACCGGGTTTATGTTGTCCGGCGGCATGGGCCTGGGCTTTGAACACGTCGTTATTCCCGCGATGATCAGCGAAGAGTATATCGACAGCTTGCCGGAACCCTGGCGAACGCAGTGCTGGAATACGGTAAAAGACACGGACAGTGTCACGGTCGCCGGGGTGCGCTACTGGTCTTACTGGCCAGAAATGGAATACGTCGGTGATTTGCTGGCGCTGTGGGAGCGCGATTCTTATACGTTCCTGAGCCAGTACCAGCAGAATCCGGCAGCGCTATCGGGCGGGCTGATTAACGGGCAGTGGTTCCGCACCTATGCCAAACTGCCGCGCCTGCTCTGGCGTGCCGTGTACGTCGATACGAACTCAGGCAAGATTAAAGATTTCAACGACTACACCGTGTTTACCCTGGCGGGAATGGGGGCTGACGGCAACATGTATGTAATCGACATGGAGCGCGGGAAGTGGGACCCGGAAGAGTTATTGCTGAAGGCTGAAGAGGTGTGGCTACGCTGGCAAGCGTCCGACACCCTCCAGCGTGCCCCGTTGCGCTATATGGCGATAGAGGATAAACAGGCCGGACAGGGGCTAATAACGACGCTCACAAAGCGCCAGGCAATCCCAATCAACGCTGTCCAGCGTGGTGAGGGTGAGAATAAACTCGTGCGGTGCCTGAACTGCGTCCCTCAACTGAAAACCGGGAAGGTATTTATTCCCGACACGCACGATGCGGACCGTAATCCGCTATTCCACACGTATTACAGCGACGGCATCACTATTGCCGGGACAACTCAGTGGGTTGTCGGTTTCGTCGCTGAGGCAGTGGCGTTTACCGCAGACGATACTCACGATCATGACGACATGCTGGATACTGCGATGGATGCGATCGATGACATGCTGATTAACCCGCAACGAGGATTTTTTGACTGATGATCTGGCCGTTCCGCAGGCAAAAGCCTGAACCCGAAAAGATTAAAATCGAGAACCCGCCCACACCAGGAGCGGGTTTTTTTTCGACTGACATTCCCCTTGGCGTCCCGGAGTTTGACCGCGCGGCGCTGATAGCCAGGAGCATTCAGACGCCTATGCCCAAGCTGAAAAAGGGGCAGGGCATGGACGCCGCCATCGGCAAGTGGGGCGGCACTGCTGCCAGCGTGCCGGATGCGCAGTTAGCGTGGTACGCCAGCCAGGGGTTTATCGGGTATCAACTGTGCGCCATCATCGCGCAGCACTGGCTAGTTGATAAAGCCTGCACGATGCCCGCGCGCGACGCGGTGCGTAACGGTTACGAAATCACCGTGAATGACGGCAGCAAGGCGCGGCCATAAATAATCACGGCGATGAAAACGCTCGATAAGCGCTACGGCTTAAACAGAAATTTACGCGAATTTATAAGAATGGGTCGGATTTTCGGCGTCCGTCACGCGCTGTTTCTGGTCGACTCCGACGATCCGAACTACTACGCCAAGCCGTTCAATATAGACGGCGTAAAACCCGGCAGTTATCGCGGGATTTCGCAAATTGATCCATATTGGGTGACGCCGGAACTGGATCGCTCCGCAACGGCAAACCCAGCCAGTCTGCATTTTTACGAACCAACCTGGTGGCGCTTGAACGGGATCGGGCGTGTTCACCGGTCGCATTTTTGCATTTTCCGCGCTAACGAAGTCCCGGACGCACTCAAGCCGACGTACAACTACGGCGGCGTGTCTATCCCGCAGAAAATTTTTGAGCGCGTTTACGCCGCTGAGCGCACCGCTAACGAAGGGCCGCAACTGGCGCTAACCAAACGTAGCACTGTGCTGGCACTCAACACTGCGGCGGCGATTACCGACCAGGCAGCGTTTGAGGAACGCATGGCGCTCTGGCAGTACTACCTGAATAACTACGGCGTAAAAATTATCGACCGGGGCGACACATACCAGCAGAACGATACCGCGCTGGGCGACGTGGATACCGTGACGATGACGCAATATCAACTCGTCGCCGGGGCGGCAAATGTGCCGTCAACAAAACTTCTCGGTACTTCACCGAAGGGCTTTAATTCCAGTGGCAGTTACGAGGAGGCGAACTATCACGAGGAACTGGAGAGTATCCAGGAAAACGACCTGACGCCTTTTGCTGAGCGTCACCACCAGTTAACCATGCGGTCTGATATCGCGCCCCGATTCGGGATTGCTCCGGTAGACACTGAAATCACCTGGCTGCCCGTGGCGTCACTGACGGCAACTGAGCAGGCTGACATTAACCTGAAAAAATCGCAGACCGATACGGCGCTGGCTCAGGCTGGTGCGGTTGACGGCGTGGACATACGCAACCGGCTGATTAAAGATCCGGACAGCGGTTACAGCGGACTGGAGGCATACGAGGATACTGATGGCGAAGAGGATCTCCCTGTCGAAGCGGCGGGAACAGTGGGCGCAGCAATTCAAGCCCCAGATAATCCGGGGAACACCGCTTAACTACAACGCTGCGTTATCTACCCGTATTGAGGCTGATTTGCTGAAACTGGTCAGGCAGATGACCCGTGAAACGCAGCGCGAGGTGCTGGCGCTATTCCGGTCAGATGTTGGCAGGCAGTTCTTTGGCATGGATGCCAGCGTATCCAGCCAGTCAAGAATTTTATTGAACGCGCTAACAAATACATTTATGAAAATTTTTAAAAGCCGAGCGAAGAGTATCACTGAAAAAATGTTGAGCGGAGCCGCAGCTACAAGCCGCTCCAGCCTCAGCCAAAGCATTGAGCAACTGACAGGAGGCGTGACTCTCAGTACTGATTTTTTTTCTGGCCCACTAAAAGAGAAGCTCAGCGCAGCGGTGACTCAGAGCGTAAACCTCATTGTGTCGATTCCCGAAAAATACCTGGGCAGCGTCAAAAATGCGGTGACATCCTCAATCAGCTCCGGGAATGGACTGGCCGATTTGGTGCCTTTTTTCGAAAGGCAAAACGGAATCACTGAACGACACGCCAGCAACATGGCTCTTGATCAAACGCGCAAGGTCTATAACACGATTAACGCAGGGCGCATGAGATCAGCCGGTATCCGTAAATTTGAATGGCTCCACTCTGCCGGTGGTCATCACCCCCGACCGTTTCATTTGCACAATCTTAACGGAAATATATTTGACCTGGATAACCCGCCAGTTATTGACCCAAAAACAGGGGAGCGCGGCCTCCCAGGTCAACTACCGAACTGCAAATGCCGGATGCGTCCGGTGATAGAACTCGACGACGGAACAACAACATGATGGGCCAGTCACAACGAATCTACGATCTCAATAAGTGGTTTGAAATCCCCAAAAACCCCATCTCAAAAGTTGGGGTTTTTCCTTATCTGGGATCGAGTATTGGCGCACCGGAGCCAGACACGGTTTACATGGTTTACCGTCCGGCGGAGGCGCTGGCGGACCCGGAGTGTCTGTCGTCATTCCGGCTGCTGCCGTTTATCAACGATCACGAAATGCTCGGCGAGGGCGAGACACCTGCCGAACAGTACGGTGTAGAGGGCGTTATCGGTGAAAACGTCGTTTTCGAGGGTGACGAAAATCAGGGGACTCTCTACGCAAATTTAAAAGTTTTTTCTCAGCACCTGGCAGATCTGATCGGCAGTGGCAAAAAAGAACTCTCATGCGGCTACCGCTGCGTGTATGTGCAACAGCCGGGGACGTGGAACGGTCAGCCCTATGACTACGTGCAGCTCAAAATCAGGGGCAACCACATCGCCCTGGTTGACGAGGGCCGGATGGGGCCGAGCGTCGCGGTACTCGACCACTTTAAATTTACAATCGACTCAGCAATGGAGTTAAAACAGATGGAACCAGGAAAAGAAACTACCGACGGCGAAGGCGCTGGCGAGGGGGATATGACGCTGGCGCAGTGCGCTGCGGCTATCAAGCAGATCATGCCGATTATCCAGCAGTTTCAGGCGGCACAGGGGGGCAACCAGCCCGAGCCGAAACCAACGCCTGATGCTGATGTACCGCCGAAGGAAGGGGAGGCAACACCGCCGGAAGAAAAAACGGGAGACGAGGACGTGCCGCCGGAAGAAAAAACTGCTGCTGCGCAGGATGCAGCAATTAAAAAACTCCGCGCCGAAGTGAAGGAAACGCGCAGCGCCCTGGACGGTTTTAAAAAAGACGGCATGAAAGTGCTGATGGGACAGATTGCCCGTCGCGATGCGCTGGCTGAGCAACTATCACATCACGTAGGGGCGTTCGATCACCGTGAAAAAACGCTCGACGAAGTGGCGAAATACGGCGTTGAAAAGCTCGGCATTAAATGCGCTGACGGCATGGAAGAAGCCGTTTTACAGGGCTATCTGCACGCCCGCCCGATTAATTTCGGCGGCGATATTGACACGACCTATCAGGCGACCAGTGACAGCGCTGATAGTGATGAGATTTCCGATTACCTGGGGGGTAAATAATGGCGTTCCCGTCAAAAGTTAACGATTCGCTGGCGTTCGGTATCCCCGGTGAGTTTTATGCCGATGGTCCGAGCAGGGCTGTTCCGGCGATGATCAACTCTGCTAATGCTGGCTACAACATGATCGGGCGCGCGTTTACGTACAACGCAGATGGCACGGTAACGGCTGGCGGCACGGGTGCGTTTGCAGGCATCCTCATCAATCCCAAATCTCAGCCGCTCTATGGTACGGCGCAGAATCCGCTGGAGGCATCCACGACCCTGCCAAACGGACTGAATGCCGAGTTCTGCACGATGGGAATTCTGATTGTGACGTTTACCACTGCCGTCACAATCGGCCAGAAAGTCGTTTTCGATACCCAGCACGGCATTCTGTACACCGTTGACGCTACGGCCACAGCCGCAGGCACGGGGAAAGCGTTTGTGCCAAATGCGTTCGTATCCCACTACAGCACCGCAGGCGCTGGCCCGGCGGTTATCACTATCACTAACTAACGGATAAAAAATGGCATCTCTAACCGTTTCAGAAATTCACTCGTATGTGGGGCCGCGCAACGTTCGCCCACTCCACCTCCAGAAGTGCGACAACTATCCTCGCGGCCTGTCTAAGTTGGGGATCTGCATGGACTCGCGCACGCTGCGCACAATGGCAGCCGCGATGGATTCCACCGTGCTACCCGGTATGACCACGACGGCGAGCAATGGCGTGCCGGTACAGGCGTTGCAAACCTGGCTACCCGGCTTTGTCGCAACTGTAACCAAACCGCGCAAAATTGACGATCTGATCGGCATCACGACAGTCGGGAGTTGGGAGGACGAGGAGATCATCCAGACCGTCATGGAACTGACGGGTAAAGCCGCCGTTTATGGCGACTATACCAGCGTCCCGCTCTCCTCCTGGAATCTGGCGTATGAGCGCCGCAGCGTGATCCGCTTTGAAGAGGGATTACAGGTTGGCTACCTTGAAGGCGCACGCGCAGCAAAGGTAAAAATCGACAGCGCTTCTACCAAGCGTAACGGCGCGGCGATTGCTCTGGAAATAAACCGTAATGACGTTGGTTTCTACGGCTACAACGACGGCACCAACCGTACCTACGGCCTGCTCAACGAGCCATCGGCCCCGGCCTACAAAACCCTGCCGGCTGGCGCATCCGGTAAAACGCAGTGGGCGTATAAAACTTTCCAGGAGATTACCGCAGACCTCCGCCTTATCGCTAACGCGCTGCTGGTCGACTCTAAATCGGTGGTCGACCCCACCGAGGACGAGTGTACGCTGACGCTGGCTAACGGCGCGGTGACGTTCCTCAGCGTTACGACGGATAGCGGGGTTAGCGTGAAAGACTGGCTGACCAAAAACTATCCGAAGTGGCGAATTAAAACCGCACCAGAGTTCGACCTGGCAAACGGTGGCGCGAATATTTTGCAGTTGCACGCCGAGGGTATTGCCGCTGATGAAGTGTCGACGGATGACAAAGGCGTGTGGTCACAACTCGTCCCGGCCAAATTTGTAACGATTGGCGCAAAGCAGGACGTTAAAGTCTACAACGAGGCATTCACCAACGCGATGGCTGGCGTCATGCTGAAACGCCCGTATGCCTGCGTGCGCGCAACCGGGAACTAAGGAGAAAAACATGTCAGAATATTATGTGTACTCAACGCTGACCGGATCACAGGCATACCATATTTACCGCAATGGCGGCGCGGATCTGCCGCTCGTTGACCGTGTAGTGATGGTCGCTGGCGGCGCAAACGTTGCAGACAAACATTTTGTGACCCCGAAGGGGGTCGTGACGCCTATTACAGCGGATGAACTGGAATTACTTGAGAAAAACCCGGTCTTTGCGGTGCACAAAGCTAATGGCTTTATCACGGTGGAAGAGAAAGCGATCCCTGTTGAAAAAGTGGTAAGCGATCTGGAGGCGCGAGACGAATCCGCGCCACTGACCGACAGCGACTTTATCGCAAAAGACCAGAAGCCGCCGAAGGTTGTCACCAATAAAAAGAGCGCGTGATCATGGCGGCGCTCACGTTTGACGCCGCGCTCTTTCGCAAACAAATCCCCGCTTACGCCGATCCTGAAAAATACCCGGACTCAGAAATTGAATCCTGGTGGGAACAGGCGGCGTGTTATATCAGCACCGAAAATTACGGCTGGCTCAACGGTGACAGCAGGGCGTTGGCTATCAATCTGATGGCCGCGCATCTGATGGCGCTAAGTGCCGCAGGATCTTCTGGCGCTGCGGCGAAAGTGGCGGGGGCTGGCGGGATTGTGACCGGGGCGACGATTGACAAAGTTTCTGTCACGCTGGCAGCGCCGCCAGCCGCTTCTGACGAGTTCGACTACTGGCTGACGCTGACGCCGACAGGTCAGCGCCTGTTGGCACTACTTCGCGGCAAAGCGGTTGGTGGGTTTTATGTTGGACTCTACCCCGAACTGTCGGCGTTCAGAAAAGTTGGCGGGGTTTTTTGATGGGAAAACTCATCAGGAATCCCGGCCCAATGGCTGAACGTTTGCGGGTTGCAATGGCGGAACTTCAGCGGAAAAAAGCTAAAGTGGGCTGGTTCGAGTCGGCAAAATATGAAGACGGTACGCCCGTTGCGTATGTTGCTGCCATTAACGAACTGGGCTCACACGCCCGCCCTTTCATGCGACCAACAATTCAGGAGCGACAAGGGGTATGGCGAGCGGTGGCGCGTACAGTGGCAAAAAAAGTGGTTAATGGCGATGCCAGCGTGGATCAGCTATTCGACTCAATCGGATTGCAAGCAGCCGGAGATATCGCAAAAACGATTACCGATATTACAACGCCTGCATTATCCCCGAGAACAATTGCCGCCAGGCGGGCAAAGCTGGCAAATGGAGGTGGCACAATTGGGAACCTGTCGAAGCCGTTAGTTGATACCGGATTGATGTTAAACACATTAACGCATGTAGTGGAGGAGTAATGATTCCAGGCGGCAATTTACTGAACATTGCATTAAATGTAATTGGTGCTCAGGAACTGGAGTATTACGCGTTCACCGGGAGACAGACGAACACCGCCGGATACGACGTGACATCTTACGCTGAAGCCGTGTCGGTGGTCGGTAGTTTTCAACCTGTCCCGCGCGCGCAGTATGCGAACCTCGGCCTGGATTACCAGAAAACCTACTGGAATTTTTACGTATCCGCTGACCTGCTGGATGTCTCCCGCGACGTGTCGGGCGATCAGTTGGTGTTTGACGGGCGGCGCTATCAGTGCGAGTCCGTAACGCCTTGGCGCGCTATTGACGGCTGGAACGCGGTGCTGTGTGCGGAGATCGGCGGTGCGTGAAAATGACCTCAACACCATGCTGCGTTGCGTGCTGCTGGACGGGCTTGCGGCGCGACAGCTTACTTCCGTAGCGGTAAAACGCAGTAATCAACCGACGGATCAGGGGCCGGATTCCGGCCCGTGCCTGTATTTTTTTGTCGTTAACCATCACCGTTACGGCTCGCCTCAGCGCTCCGACGAGTGGGACAAAGAAAAAGAGATGATGATCCATACTGAAAGCCAGTGGATTGAGACAACGTACCAGATTACTGGCTCAGTGTTGCAGAACCCGGCAGACCTGGAATCTCCGACCGCGAACGATCTGATTTTCCACGCCAGCGGGATATTGCAGAGCGATAACGCTATTTCGCAGTTGAGGAAAAGCGACGTTGGCATTTATCGCATTACAGAGAACAGGAACATATTTTTTAAAAACGATCGCGATCAGTATGAGGCCTCGCCGTCGTTTGATATCACGCTCACACACAAGGATATAACGGTCACTACAACGCCCGTTATTTCTTCCGTTGAGGCAAAAATCATCAGGGTATAAATATGGCAATCAGTTTTAAAAAGTACGTGGATATCACATCCGGCGTAGGCGCTGGCGCGTCGGTAAAAAATCGTGAGCTTATCGGGCGTATCTTTACTTCGTCGTCAAAACTCCCAATGGATGGGCTGCTGGAGGTGACCAGCGCTGACGACGCCGGAAATTATTTCGGTACAAACAGCGACGAATACGCGCGAGCAAAGTTTTATTTCTCCTGGATCAGCAAGCTGACGACCAGAGCCAAAAAACTTGGGTTTGCACGACATGCGCCAGAGGGATCAAAGGCGCAAATCATCGGACGCAACGCGAGTTTTTATTCAAAAAATCTCAGCTACTACACAGCGGTAACTAACGCCACGTTAAAAATGGCCGTTGGTTATGGGAACACCTCGTTGACTGCGGTCATGTCGCTCGATTTTTCTGCCGCTACCAGCCTGTCGGACGTGGCCGCAGAATTACAGGCAAAAATTCGGAGCACAGTAAAGCCGGAGGATATAGCCGTAGCTGACGGGCTGACGGTCGAGTGGTCAGCAACCGACCAAAAATTTATCATGACAATGGGCGAAGTTGGAAAACTGACTCAGTTACAGGTCAGGGAGGGCACGGATAACGTGCTGTGCTATATCGGCTGGGATGGTCCGGTTTATAACCTGGGGTCGGACCCCGAGACACCTGTAGATGCGGTAAAACGCTCTGCGGCGGCATCCAGCAATTTCGGCTCGTTCGTCTTTACTGCTCCACTGACTCCGGAGCAGTACAAAGATGTTGCTGAATGGAATTCGACGCAAAACGTGATGTACCAGTATCACGTTCCGTTTTTCGGCATCGAAAATTATACCGGAGACGATGAAAACCCAGGTTATTTTGAGGTCTACAACCTGTTATCAGGATATGCAGGTACAAGCGTATCACTGACTGCAGATGATGAATTCCATGAAATGATCCCAATGATTATTCTTGCGGCCACCGATTACAACCGCCGGAATTCCGCACAGAACTATATGTTCCAGCAATTCAGCGTAACGCCGACGGTGACGGATACATTGTTATCTGACGATCTGGATAGCTATCGAATCAATTATTACGGGCGCACGCAAACCGCCGGGCAGAATATTGATTTCTATCAGCGCGGTGTCCTTATGGGCGGGAATACCGCCCCGGTTGATATGAATACCTATGCCAACGAGCAGTGGCTAAAGGGGTTGTTGGAATCGCAGGTTATGACACTAATGCTGTCTATGCCTGCAATTTCCACGAATACCAGTGGCCGAAGCCAGCTTATTGCCATTCTCCAGGCGGGGATCGAAAAGGCCTTATATAACGGTGTATTTAGTGTAGGCAAAATCCTGAATACAACACAGCGGATGTATATCACCGAGGCAACGGGCGATGATCTGGCGTGGGCGCAGGTTCAGAATATCGGCTACTGGCTCGACTGCTGGTTTGAAGAATATACGACGACCGACGGACGAACAGAATACAAGGCTGTCTACCTGCTCATTTACAGCAAAGACGATGTTATCCGCAAGGTTGAAGGCACTCATACACTTATTTAATATCTGAGGAAATAAGATGGAAGATATTTCAGGCGTTGGCCTGCGCGTGACAGTAGTCGCATCAAACACATTCCCCAGCGGCATCACAATAACTCAGTTTGCTGATGATGCTGATCCGTTTGATATCCCGTCAATGCAAATTGCGGATAAGGCGATGGGGCTGAATGGTGATCTGATTACGTGGAGCAAGGCATCCCCATTGACACCTACGCTGAACGTGATCCCTGGTAGTGATGATGACAAAAATTTGCAGGTGCTGGCAGAGGCCAACCGCGTGGCGAAGGGAAAACGGTCCGCACTGGACATTATCACTATGACGGTGATTTATCCTGACGACAGCGGCGCAACGTACACCAACGGGAAATTAACCGATTCAATGCCCGGCAAAGGTGTTTCAAGCGCCGGGCGATTTAAAACCAACGCTTATATTTTTGCATTCGAAAACAGGACAACATTCTGATGGCCGAATTAATTCAACCCAAAGAATTTCAAGTTATTGACCAGGACGGCAATGAGCGCAACTACATCATCAGTAAATTCCCGGCCATAGAAGGCCGGGAGATTGTTTGTAAATATCCGCTCAGTGCCATGCCGAAAATGGGGGATTACGCAGTCAACGAAGAGACGATGCTTAAGTTGATGTCCTTTGTCGCCGTAGATATCAACGGCACGCCGCTGCGACTGACTACTCGCGCGCTGGTGAATAATCACTGCCCTGACTGGGAGGCGCTTGGGAAGATTGAGATGGCAATGATGGAATATAACGTCTCTTTTTTCGCGAAAGGAAGGAGCTTACTTTTCTCCGGCGGTTTAAAAGCGAAGCTCCTTCCGTGGATTACCAAAATGTCGACGGCTTTATCGGCGCAATTGTCGCAGAAGGGCGGGCCACGCTCCACGAACTAAGAACGGTCTATTCGCTGGAGGATGCTTTCCTGATGTGGGAAACAATTGCCATTCCTCGCTATAACGAATATCTCGCAATGCAACATTCACAACAAAAGAACCAGCGGTAACAAGCGGGCTGCAAGAGCGGCCTTCTTTTCTGGAGGAGTAATGTCAGTACTTGATACATTTTTGATACTCTTCGAATCCGATGCCTCAGACGTAAAGAAAGGCGCAGAAGAGGCGAATAAATCGGCTGAGGCGCTGGACAGCACGCTTGATAAAATTGGAGCGTCCACGGATGGATTAACAGAATCAATGGCCGAGTTTTCAAAAGTAGCACTGGGTTCATTGGCGGCATTTCTAAGTATTGGCGGTGCAATTGGGGGGGCCATCGAAAAGGCTGACGAAATTGACGCCCTGGCACGTTCTGCCGCGTCCTTGAATATGCCGATCGAAGACATTGATGCGTGGGGACAGGCCGCTGAACGCGCTGGAGGTGAGGCGGAAGGGATGCGCGATAGCCTCACGGACATGGCGGAAAAAATGGGCGAGGCTATGTCGGATGCAGAATCCGGGGCCGCTCAGGCATTTCAAAGACTTGGCATCTCTTTAAAAAATACTGATGGCTCAGTGAAAAATGCTGCACAGGGGATGCTAGATCTAGCGGATTCGATATCAACATTGTCCCGTGAGCAGGCGATCTTTCGGATAAAAGAGTTGGGAGTAACTGACAACCGAACCGTTGATATGATTCTAAAAGGCCGAAAGGCCATTGAAGATATGATCAAAACGCAAAAAGAATTTGGAGTTGTGACTAAGCAGGATGCAGAGGTTGCTCAGAAATTTAAGTTTGAACTCGACTCAACTAAATCAATGTTTAATAGCCTTGCAACACAGGCTAGCGTGAGCATAATGCCCGCACTGACGGGCTTCTTAAAACTCGTAGAAAAGACGGTTGAATTTTTTTACCAGCATAAAGATGCGGTGAGAATATTTTTTATTACTGGCGCTACCGCAATTGCTATGTACTACACCCCGGCAATGTGGGCTGCGGCAACAGCGACTCTGGCGGCTACCTGGCCCATTATTTTGATTGCAGCGGCGGTGGCGGCATTTGCGCTAATCCTGGATGATTTTAACAATTACCTTGAAGGAAATAATTCAATCATCGGCGAATTATCGAAGGAATATCCCAAGCTGGCTGATGCCCTAAAATTCGTCGGTGCGTGGTGCAAAATCGTCTGGGATCTGTGCGCACTTTTGGTTGAAGCCTTGTGGGATTTATTCACAAACCCACAGGCAGCTATCGACAATATGAAGAAAAATCTTTCGGAACTGTGGGTCTGGTTTGATAAATTTTTCGGCATCAGCAAATTGACGCAACAATTTGTTGACGGGTTTGAATCAATGAAAAAACAGGTGATCGGTATTTGGGATGAAGTCGTGGCGTACATCATGAAAGCCTGGAATAAAATTACGGGTATCCTGCCTGAAAAAGTTAAGGTTATGCTTGGCATGGATATGGATTCGGGAGGGGTGGGGACGTCTGCCCCTGCTGAGGCTGGCGGGGCTGTGGAACAGAAAAATAGTGGCACGCCAGCAGTGGCGAGCGGGACCAGCGCAAGTGCTCAGACATTTGGGATCGCTAGTTCTGACGAGTTACGAGATTTACAGAGCAGGGCGCAGCGTGAGATCACCGCAGCCAGTCAATCACCCCTGGCCAGCCAGACAACAAACAGCATCGTCAATCAGCCACAACAACTGAATAAAACCACTCAGTTCAGTATTGATAAAATTGAGGTAATCACGCAGGCAACCGACGCAGCCGGGATCGCGTCAGACATTGGCGACGGGTTAAGCGCCCACTTTGATCGAACTGCCAGTGAATTTGACGACGCAATCTGGGGGTAAAAATGCAAACTACGGCTGATGTCGTCGCCGTTCTGGACTCGTCATTTCGGCAGATATTCCCGGATGCCCGTCCCATAAAAGCGACGGTCAAAGAAGAAGCCAAAGCAATGCAGCATCCTGTAGAGAGCGGGGCTAGTGTTGTCGATCACCGGGTAATTTTGCCCGTTGAAATTAAACTCTCATTGATAATTCCAGGGGATGCGTATCGCGACGTATATCAGCAGATTCGTCAGTACTGGCTGCGTGGCGATTTGCTGACAGTGCAGACGCTGGCAGGAACGTATCAAAACATGATGATTTCCGGAATGCCGCACGACGAAAGCTCGGATCTGATCGACGCCCTGCCGATGGAAATTACGCTGGTTGAGCAGAAAATTGCCTCTACAAAATTCTCTGGCGGTGCGTCAAAGGGAGGAGCTAACGGAGATCCCTCAGTGCCGCGTGACAGTCCTACGACAGGCCGGGGGCAACAGCAAGGGACCACTCCGTCTACAGGACAACAGGGTAAGGCCGGTTCAACTATTTACGATATTATATTTTCATGATTACGATCCCACTTAATAACGAACCTAATCAATCATTATCTATTCTACTGGATGGAATAAATCACAAACTGACTATCAAAGAGGCTGGCGGATTAATGATGATTACTATCGAGCGAGATAGTAAAATAATAATCAGCAATACAAGACTATTGTCAGGGATTTTGATTATTCCGTACCAGTATTGTGAGGCCGGGAATTTTGTCTTTCTCACGGAGGATGATGACGTGCCATATTACACGCGTTTCGGCAGGCAAACTCTTGTTTACGTAACGGCTGACGAAATGGAGGCGTATCGTAATGGCGGCTGAAATTGATCCTCGGGTAGTTGTCGTAGGGATCGAGATTGGCGGACAAATCCAGCAGTTCAGCGATTTAGCAATATCGGCCAGCGGCACAAAATTCGCAAACCCGAATCAGAATGAATGTACCGTCAAAATTACGAACCTGAAAAAATCCACCCGCAATTATCTTATTACCGAAACGTCACCGTTTAATCAGAACAAAACCCCAAAGCGCCTGTATCTCTATGTTGGCCGTCAGTCAACCGGAACGCGGTTACTGTACATCGGGGATATAACCTCGGCAGTTCCATCTCAGCCGCCGGACATAGCGCTGACGGTCAAATCGAAAACAGCGCAGTCGCAAAAGGGCGTAATCATCGCGCAAAGTAATGGGAAACAAGAGCAGTTGAGCACCATCTCTCAGCAGGCCGCCGGGAGAATGGGTCTGAAGCTGAACTTTCAGGCCACAGATAAAAATATTGCAAACTACGCTTTTAGCGGCGCAGCGCTGAAACAAACGGAGCGGCTACAGGCGGCGGGTGATGTAGATGTTTTCGTTGATGATGATCAGTTGATCGTCAAAGACAGCGGCATCCCCTTGTCCGGTAGCGTGCGCGTTCTGGATAAAGACAGCGGGATGATCGGCATTCCCGAATTGACTGAGAAAGGAGTCAAAGTGAAATTTTTACTCGATCAACAAACCACGCTCGGTAGTGAACTGCGCATCACTAGCGAGATGAACCCGGCGGCGAACGGCAGTTACACCATCACAAAACTAAATTTCGACATCGCCTCCCACGACACACCGTTTTATTTCGTTGCGGAGGCAACTCGCAATGGCTGATATCGCAAAACCTTCACAAAACCCAGGCAACGACGGAACAATGGCCGGGATGCTGCGGGGTGTTTTCGGAAAGCTGATTCAGGGGCTGGACGACATGCTGCCAGCGCAAATCGTGTCATATGACAGAAAAGAAAACCGCGCCTGCGTGCAGCCAATGATCGCCATGGTAACGACGGAAAAAGAACGTATCACACGGGCACAACTGGTCAGTGTACCAGTACTGAATATCGGCGGTGGCAACTACATGTTGTCGTTCAATCTGAAACCCGGCGACTACGGCTGGATTAAAGCCAGCGATCGTGACATTTCCCTCTATCTACAAAATCTGGCTGAGGAACAGCCCAACACCCGGAGAATGCACAGTTTCGAGGATGGGCTGTTCATTCCAGATGTTATGACAAAGTACCAGATCGCCGACGAAGATGTTGAGCATGCGGTGTTGCAGACGCTGGACGGGAAAACCCGCCTCGCAATTTGGCCAGATAAAGTAAAAATCACCGCTATGAATGGGCTGGAAGTTGACGGGCCGCTGAAAGTAACCGGAGACACAATGCTGGAAAAACGGCTGGTCGTGAAGGGGCGCACACGGCTTGAGGGGGGCGCTGATATCGACAGCAGGCCTTATGAAAGCCACTGGCACGGCGGCGTTGATCGCGGACAAGGCAACACGAACGGACCGTATGCGTAGAGGCGGATATGAAAAGTATTGCGGTTAATGCAAAGAATGACATTTTTATCAACGCGGCGGGCAATCTTGCGGTTGCGAAAGATCTGACCGCCGCAATGCACAGTGCGCAGCAGGGCGCACAGGCGCAACTCGGTGAAATGATGTACGCCACTAACCTCGGTTTGCCAACGTTCGATGTGGTCTGGAACGGATCGCCGAATCCGGCAGTATATGAAGCACAATTGCGCCAGATGCTGCTTGACAGCCCCGGTGTACACGATGTGCTGTCCATCACTGTCACGACCATAGATAACGCCCTGCGTTATTCCGTGACGATCATTACCGATTACGGGGAGTTACTGCTGAATGGCTGAGTATAAATATATCAACTCAACCGGCGTTATCATGCCGGACACCGATAACGTGATCGACGAGGTGCGCGATGAGTACCGTGCGGTATTCGGCGATGATTTGATCACTGACGACTGGACTCCGCAGGGCGTTTTGATTAATGCCGAGGTAAAGGCGCGAACGACGGTTATTGAGAATAACGCAGCGCTGGCAAACCAGATCAACCCAAATCTGGCGGGGGGGATTTTTCTTGACGCGATCTGGATGCTGACTGGCGGCCAGCGGCGTGGGGCCACCCGTTCGCAAGTCGTCGGTATTTGTCGCGGTGTCGCCGCGGCCATCATTCCGGCAGGATCGCGTGCCCGGACAAAAAATGGGGACGAGTTCGCCACGGTCGAGCAGGTTGTTATTGGTGAACTGGGGACGGTCAGTGCGATATTCCAGTCCACCTCTGTGGGGCCAGTGCCCGTACCGATCGACAGCCTGACGCAAATAATTGACGCCGTGCTGGGCTGGGAGACGGTAACAAATGAAACTGTGGGTAGTCTGGGGCAGAACGTTCAATCTGACGTTTCGGCGCGTTCGATGCGGCGCAAGACCCTGGCGTTACAGGGGGTTTCGACAACAGAGGCTATCACGTCAGCTATTTATGATGTCCCGGGAGTAAAAAGCCTGTCATTCCGTGAAAATATTGCTGGTGAGGAGCGGGTTATTGATGGAGTGACGATGGCTCCTCACTCTGTCTATGTCTGCGTAGACGGTGGCACGGATGAAAATATCGCACAGGCGTTGCTGGCGAGCAAAAGCGCGGGGTGCGGGTATAACGGCAATACGACCGTCACGGTCGTTGACGCCGTATCAGGCCAGCCCTACGACGTTAAATTTTCTCGCCCTGAGGAGATTACTATCCTGATGCGTGTTTACGTATCATCCCGCGCTATGAGCACCGTACAAATCCAGGATGCGGTACGATTAGCTATCGTCGATTACGCACGAGGCGAGCAGGATGGAGAAGATGGATTTACCGTTGGCACTGACGTTTCGCCGTTCGAGGCGGCATCAGCGGTCAACCGGAACTACCCGGATATTTTTATAAAAAAATTGGAAATTGCCGACATTTCTAAAATGACGTTTTCAGTCGATACTTTGCCAATCGAAATCTGGCAAAAGGCTGTTGTTGCTGAATCAACGATCCAGGTAAATATTGTATGAGCGACACTATTCAGGAGTTTAATTTTTCAGTTGACCTCCTGCGCGCAATACTCTGGCAATATAACGACGCAGAAAATTTGCAGGGCATACTGCAACGCAAAAAAGACTGGTATATCACAAATCATGAAGCGTTCTGGCGCGAGTGGTATACCAACGTATTTAACATGGATACCGCAAATTCTTTCGGTCTCGGCGTATGGGCAATTATTCTCGGCATTCCGCTTGTTGTTACCTCTGACGCACCAAACCCAATAAAACCAACTTGGGGATTTGCAAGCACTCACAAGAATTTTAATAACGGGAATTTTCAGCATCACTTCGGGGATGAGATAACGCTGACGACAGAGCAAAAACGAATGGTGCTCAAACTCAGGTATTTTTATCTTGTCAGCCGTGGAACTATCCCGGAAATGAACCGGGTAATGAACTACGTATTTGGTCATAAGGGCGGTGGTTACGTTTTAGATAAATATGACATGAGCGCGGTTGCGGTAATATTTGATTTCAAACCTAACGAATCTATTCGTTTTGTGTTCGATAAATATAACGTTTTCCCGCTGCCCGCTGGCGTGGGTATGACATATGAATTCAGGAACTCAAACAGAAAAGTATGGGCGTTCGGCGACGAGCGAAACAATTTTCGGAAAGGCAATTTCAGACAAAAGAAGACGGCAGAATGACCTATATACAAAAACCCTTTTCAGTAAACGGCGACAAAGAAACCATTCCGCAGGATAAACAAGATTCAGGTGAAATCAGCTTTGACGAGGGTTACGGGCCTGATTATGAAAAAGACATTGACAACGACGACGAAGCGAAAGTCATTGAACGCAATAAATTAAACTGGCTCCTGTGTCTGGTTACAACTGAAATAAAAAAATATCAGGAAAATGGCGTTCCCGACTATATTACAAAGGCCGAGAACGGAGGGATCGATTTTGCGTATTCGGCGGCGGCGCTTGTCCGGTATAACGGTAAAGTCTATTTTTCACTGACTGACGCAAACACCAACACCCCGGACAGAAACACTTGGTGTCTGTTCGATCCATCAGCATACATGGGGACAAATGGCGGGGTTATTACCGGCGATCTAACCATTAACGGAAATCTCGACATTAACGGCGAGCGGCCGTACACGCCGTCAAACCCACAACCCAGCACGGCGGCTGGGTTGTCTATTGGTACAGTGCAAACCCTGCCAGCAGGTGTACCAGCCACGGCGAGCGTGACAGGTGAATCCCCTGAGCAGGTATTAAGCTTGGGTATCCCTGTTGGCGATCCAGGTAAGCCTGGCGATCCGGGTCCTGCCAATGTGCTGTCTGTCGGCACGGTGCAAACGCTGGCGGCAGGCGAGGCTGCAACCGCTGAGATAATAGGCACCACGCCAACCCAGGTGTTGAATCTGGGTATTCCCAGGGGAGAATCCGGGGGCGGTTCCGCTGTCAGTATTTTATCTGATGGGAAAACATACTCACCGAACGCCGACGGGGTCATTAAACTCGGTAGCGCCGCCGGAAAAAATATCGTGAAAGATACCGATCCCTTCACGTTGATGTTGGATAAAATTCCGGCATGGGTTCCTTCCGAGAGTAATAGCTCACTGAAACGAGAAAATTCCTCTGCAATCATTATTGACTGGGCGACATTTGCATTTACTGCAGGGTGTTCGTATTCAATAAGCAAGGATTCAATAAATGATCCACTGGCGGGTAAGGGGGTAAAAGCCAGTGCTTCTTGGTCCGTCACCTGCCTGTCGAATAGTTATGAATCAACTATTGCGCCTGGTTCATTTTTAATAGCACGCGAAAGTTGGAAGACGAAAAACAGCGTGTTTTTTCTATATCGGATATACGAAAGCTCAATTATTGGCGGGGCGCAATGGATGATAGGAACCGTTGATATGGCCCCCGCATTTAATATTGTCGTGGAGTGAGAATTAATGGAAAGATTTATAAAAACCCCCTTTGCATCGCTGGGGGATAAGAGCGACATACCTGATGCCCTGCAATCAACAGGCGATGTTTCAATGATGACCGGATACGGTTATGATTATGAACGCGATCAGCTTACTGATGAAAACGCGAAAAATATCGAACGCCAAAAAATGAACTGGCTGTTCTATATTATCACTAAGGCCATTAACGAATACTAGTCGTCTGGCGTACCAGAGTTTATAACTGAAGAGGTCAATGACGGCACGGCATTCCCGTACCAGAAATCCGCGATCGTCAGATTTGATAAAGGCGTTTATTATTCTCTGGTTGATGACAACACATCAACGCCCGCAGATAACACCAAATGGGCGCAACTGATGTACACGTCGGAGGATATTTTTGATGGGTATCTGAGGATCGACCAGTTATTGTCAGAAATAGCAGAGCAGGGCGCTGCGGCACAAAAGCAGGCGCGTGAAAACATTGGTATCAATGGCGATATTGCGTATCGTGATAAAGAGAATATTTTCAAAGAAAAAAACTCCTTTAACCAAATGACGCAGTTTAATGATGACACCACAGTAGCGGCTGGAAAAAAAATCATAGCACCGACTATTTGTCTGACATACAACGGAACGCAGGTGGGAACGCTCTCAGGTGATGCCGGAAAGGTTACAAACCTGATCAGCGATGCAAAGCTTCGGCTGGGCGGCGCAACTGTTCATGACTTAATGTATGCATCCGGTGGCCACGACTATGAAGTTTGGCACGCCGGGAATTATGATCCCGTGAGAACAGTTAATTATGTCGGGCCTGATAGCGATGGGAACGTCAATGTTCAGCCGATTAAATTCATGGGAGACGGAATTACTGTTATGGTTGCGCTGTTCGTGCCATACTATCTATTCACTGGCGTGTCGCCAGTCTCCGTCCATTTTGGAGCGCTATTGCCGGGATACCTGCTTTCACCAGCCAGTTTATATAAGCCGTGGAAGACCGCAGAAACTAATTTAATGTTTGACGAAAAATATATGCCGGGAATCTGGCGTATGTGCGCAACGACGACAAATAATAGTAACGACTCAGATGCACTCGGGGTAGGCATGGCGCAGCGAGTGTCAATCGGTAGCATCACTAAGTTTTCAAATATTTGCCAACCGTTTTACCCGAACGAAGATCGTGTCGACTTTTTTGGTGGCGACCATACTGACGAACGATTTGTTTGTGTGAGATGCGATATCGAGGGTGTCGGGGATGGTCTCATTTTTACGTCGTATGTTGACGACGAGGAAGAGTACAGCAGACAAATTTACCAAAACGCTATCGCTGGCATGTATGGCGTGATAGAACCTCAAAATGCACCGAGAAGGCCAAAAGAGACAGTCAGCTCTCAAGTGATGTGA